GAATTGCATCATATCAAAACATTCTTAAAGACAAAAACAAATGATCAAAATAAAACACATATTTATTGTTTTAATATTGATTTCCTTTTGTTTTTCATCCTGTTCACCTGTGTACAGGCATGCACGTTTGGTAAAAAAATATCCTTTTGTACATCAAACAGATTCTGTAAAATTAACAGATACATTGCGTGTTGAGATCCCAAAAATTCAAGTTGATACAGTATTTAAAACAAATATGTTGATGGATACGGTGTACATTACAAAAGAACAGTTAAAAATTAAAATGTTTACTGTGCATGATTCCATTTATGTTGATGCAAAATGTGATACAATTTATGTTGAAAAAATTGTTGAACGTAAAATTCCAGTTAAATATTATGTTACAAAGGATCATTGGTTTGATCAGTTTAAATCATGGTTAAAATGGGTTTTTATTGTTTTATTGATTATTTTAGGTTTGAGAATAATTTATAAAATTACATGATGAAATATACGAGGGTGCGAAATTACACGGATGATCAATTGTTGAATCAGGTTAAATCATTAAAAAATTACCGCACAATACCCAATGCAATTTGGATTTTAGGTGTACGTTCAAACGAGGATACACCAAATGTTTATGATGATAAATTTTACATTTTTGATCATGATAAATGTGTTGATGTTTTAACAGGTACCACAAATTGTGGTTTGCCTGCATTAAAGGGCGGATATAAAAAATACAATAAACACGGTGCATTTGTTTTGAAATCTGATATGTGGCACCATTCAATGTGGAAATACGTTTACAGGGTAACACGTGGCCATGAATTACGGCAGGTTTATCCAGTACAGGGTTACAGGGATGGCAATAATGATGATAAAAATGATGAAATTGGGCCAATTGTTACAGGTTATTTTGGTATAAATTTTCACACAAATACATTTAAATGGTACAATGCCGTGATAAAATGGTTTATTGGTTGGAACAGTGCAGGGTGTCAAGTAACAAACGACAGGATCAAATACATTAAATGGTTAAACGTATTTAAACAACGTTTAAAAAGCAACAGGCAAAACAATGTTACATATTGCCTGATTAATGAATTTGTGCCTGAAAACGCATAAAAATGCCGTTTCTGTTCATAATTTGGTTGTAAAACCCAACGGTAATTTTTAAAGGTATTGTTTTGGCAATGCCTTTTTTTACCTAAAATCAAAAAAAAAATTAAATTTATCATGTTTTATTGTGTATATAAATTAAATTTGTATATATTTACACCGTTGCAACGAGGCAATCACATTAATAAAAGAGTTAAAACACTGATTATGAACACATTACAAGAATTACACACCGCAGTTACAAAAAAAGGATTTGAATTTGAAACATATACTGTTGCATTTAACAGGTTTGGTGATACACATGGTTTAAAAAATCACCAAAAAACATTTTTTGGTTTTGGTAACATGGATGCATGGTTTTGGTTTGAGGGTTACACAGATACAGATGATAATACAATGTTTTTTTCAGAAAAATATTTTCGTGCAACAGGAACATCATACAAAACATACAAAAAAAGAAACGAGGCATTAACATTGTTGGGTTTAAATAAATACTAAAAACACAGGGCATGGTAAAACATGCCCATTTTTATTTTACAAAAATTAAAAAACATGAAATTACCATTTTTAACACACCGTGAAAAATCGTGCATACGGTTTTGGAATACAAAACAAAACAGTGATGTAATACGCACATCATTTAATTTGGCCCATTATTTAAAGGTTAAAGCATACAGGGATGGCATTGAAAAAAATTAATATTGAATTGTATTACAAAGATCAAAATGATCTTATGAAACAATTATATAAACTGCACAACCGTGCATCAGAGGGGTTTTATTTTTATTATTCTGAACAATTTGATTTTTATGTTTGGGATGTTGAGGAAATCCCATACACAATTGAAATTATAAATGATAAACAATACATGGTTTATCAATCAAAAATGAATAAATCTAAAAAATAAACATAACATGAATGATGAAAAAAACATGCACGTGCATGTACCAACGGCAACATTATCTGAAATAAAACAGTACCTAAATGAGAATTACAAAGATGGTTGTTATTGCCCTGCATGCAACCAAAGGGTGCAGATGTACAAACGCAAATTGGCATCAACAATGGCATTTTGCCTGATAAAATTTGTATTGCATCAACGTAAAAATCAAAACCAGTACACAAAGTTTACCAATATTTTAAATGCAGAAAACATCACACCATCACAACGTGCAGATTGGCAAAAGTTGGTTTATTTTAGATTGATTCAACCTGATCCTGATGTTGCAGGAATGTACAGGATCACACCACAGGGATTTGATTTTGTACAGGGTAACATATTAATGCCAAAATATGCAAATGTGTTAAATGGCAAAGTATATGGATATTCATTGGAACAGATACATATTAAAAAAGCATTAACAACCAAATTTGATTTAAACGAATTGTTAAACAACAATTAAAAAAAATAAATTAAATTTGTATTTACATAAAACATAACACATAACATAATGAAAAAAGATACATTTTATTTTTCACATGATTATTCAACAACATCAGATCCTAAAATTCAGGCATTTTTGTCAATGTTTGGTGCATCAGGTTATGGTGTATTTTGGCGGATCATTGAAATGTTGCATGAGGATCAACAAAACAAATTACCATTAAAAAAATACATTTATACTGCAATTGGGTTTCAATTAAAAGTTGATCCAGTTGAGGTTGAAAAAATGATTCATTGTTTGATTGATGATTGCGAAATTTTGAAATCAGATGATGATTATTTTTATTCTGAACGTGTTTTGAATAACATGGAAAAACGCAAATCTGTAATTGAAAAACGCAGTATGGCAGGAAAACGCAGTGCAGAAAAACGTGCATTACAATCAACAAATGTTAAACAAAAATCAACACGTGTTGAACAAACACCAACAAAGGAAATAAAAGAAAATAAAAGCAAATCAAATAAAAACAAAATTGAATTTGATAAATTATTGGTATTTTTCAATGAAACATTTGGTAAAAAATGCCGTGTATTTTCTGCATCTGTAAAACAAAAATATTCTGCACGTGTATCTGATGGATACACAACAATGGAAATTGCAAAGGCAATGAGTGTATGCAAAAATGATGATTTCCACAAACAAAACAATTTTAAATATTGTACATTGGAATATTTTGCACGGCCAAAAACACTGGATCAATATGCATACAGTGAAACAAAACAATCAAACAAATACACACCAACAAAATAAAACATAACACATGGTTACAGAATTAACACAAATTTATGGGCATTTATTTATCCATAATCAGGATGTAATAAACGAATATTACCCATTGATAAAACCTGAATGGAACATGTTACAGATCCACAAGGATTGGCATTTTGCAATTGGTGAATTAATTAAACAAAAACGTGGGGTTGATATTGTTACAGTTGTGGATTGTTTACGTGAAAACAACAGATTATCAAAGGATGCAATTTATCAAACATCATTGGCATCCACAGATGTGCCATACATACGGATTGAATCATTATTAAACACTGTAAATTTTCAATATCAAATCAATGAGGTAAACAAATTTGCACGTGATTTTATACAAAAAATGGAATCACCAAATTTTTCACCTGATGATGTAATTCAATTATGTGATAAAACAAAATCAATGTTATTGGATACAGGTGTGAAATCATATGAATCCAATGATCAGATAATTGATAATGTTATTTCACGGCACAATGATGCAAAAAACGGTGTTGAATTTGGTTTGCAGTTGGGATGGGATGGTACATACAATAAAATTATATTGGAAAACATTGATGTTATGGTTGTAGGTGGCAGGCCTGCAATGGGCAAAACGGCATGGTTGGTATCATGTGCAAAACAGATTGCGTTTGATTTAAATAAAAAAGTATGTGTATTTTCATTGGAAATGAGTAATGCACAGATCATGAGGCGGATGTTGGCAACAATCACAGGTATTGATTCCAATAAAATAAAATTGGGCCAATGCAATAATGATGAATTGGCAAAAATATACGGTGTGAAAAACAGTGAGGGTTGGAAAAATATCACCTTTGTTGATGGATCACAAAAGGTTTCAGATATTACACGTAAAATCACAGAATTAAAAAACACAACAGGTTTGGATGTTTACATGATTGATTACCTGCAAAAAATAATACCTGTAAAAACAGAAACACGGTACACAGAGGTTACACGTATATCAAATGATATTAAACGTTTAACCATGAGCATTGAAATACCATGCATTGCAATGGCCCAATTATCACGTGATTCTGCAAAAACTGGTAAACGGCCATCATTGCCTGATTTAAAGGAATCAGGTGAAATTGAACAGGATGCATCAGTTGTTGCATTTTTACACCGTGCAGAATATTACGGTGAAATGCAGGATGATCAGGGCATGAGTACAGAGGGCAAAGGTGAATTTTTAATTGCAAAAAATCGTGAGGGTGAAACAGGCATTGTGCCAATGGTAATTGATTTACCAACATCAACATGGGCGGATGATCTGCAAATTCCTGATTTTAATTACGTGCAACCAGTTAAACAATATCAGGATCAAAACCCATTTTAAAATGAAAATATTAATTAAACAACAATATTATTTAATGTATTCAGATAAATCAATTGATCTGTTTGATTATTTTAATGTTGATCATTTACACGGTTTGGATAAATCAGATTGCATGGATCATGTTGATACACCTGATGATTGTTTTATTGCAGGCATGTGTAATTTAAAACCAAATGATTCAGGCAAATATTTTGTTTTTATAAACACATTGAAATCAAAATATCCTGTTGAATTTATTACATTGATCATGCATGAATTTATGCATTTGGCATTCAGGTTGAATGATTACAATAAATACAATGAGGAACAATTGATTCAATTTGCAGAAAATGAAACAAAAAAATTTATCAAACATTATATTTTATGAGATCCAAAACCAAAAACTGCAAAGTTTGCAAAGATAAATTTTACCCTGAAAATGAAAAACAAATTGTTTGCGGATGGCAATGTGCATTGAAACATGCAAGTGTTAAAAGCCAAAAGGAAAAAAAGCAAAAACAGATACAGGATAAAAAAGATACAAAGGCAAAACGTTTGGAATTAACAACACCCACAGAATGGAAAAACAAATTGCAAAAGTATTTTAATAAATTCATCAGGATCAGGGATGTAAAAAAGGGATGTATTTCATGCGGTACATCACTGGAAAACAGTAAATATGATGCAGGGCATTTTTGGGAAAAATCACGGTATCCATTTTTGCGGTATCATGAGGCAAATTGTTTTGGGCAATGTGTGCGGTGTAATAAACACAGGGGATCAAATGCACATGAATACCGTTTGCGGATCACGGAACGGATCACACCTGATCAATTAAAGTATTTGGATGATCACAGAGGTGATAAACTGGAAATATCAATTGATGAAATAAAAAATAAAATTGAATTGTATAAACAAAAAATAAAAGATTTACAGAATAAATAAATTTAATTTACAGTTTATATAAATTAATTTTGTATATTTACACTGTTGCACAGAGGCAACCATAAAACATAAACACATAAAACACTGATTATGAGCAATTTAACTGAAAAAAAGGCACCAACATTAAGAATTGAAAGCAATTATATTGGATATTTAGAAACAAAATATTTGTTTTCATATACAGATGCAGTAAATCATTTACATGAAAATTTGGCAATTCGTGGTAATTGGGAATGGATGCTAAAAGAATATCCAAAAGCAACATATTCTGTTTGGATCATGACTGGTAAATTTGATAAATATGATGATGAAATTATTGAAAAAGTTTATTCAATAACATCTGCAAAAATCAGAAAAATGTTAAAATTAGGAATTATATTTTAATTAATAAAAACAGGGCATGGTAAAACATGCCCATTAAATTTGTAAATAAAACATAACAAAATGGAACAGAAAAAAACGGTACGTAAAACACGTGCAACATCTACAAAACAACAACCGTTGTTTGCAAAATTATCTGCATTAAACGTTAATGCAAACACTGAAAAACGCAATAATTTCACATATTTATCATGGGCATGGGCATGGAGTGAATTTAAAAAACATTGCCCTGATGCAAATTATGAGATCATCAAAGATCCTGAAACAAATAAACCATACATGGTTGATCAGTTTGGTATTTTGGTGCAAACACGTGTTACAACAGGCGGTGAATCACATGATATGTGGTTGCCTGTAATGGATAATTCAAACAATGCACAGAAAACAGAGGCATACCAAATCACATTCAGATCAGGTAAATCAATTACTGTGCAACCTGCATCCATGATGGATATTAATAAGGCATTGATGCGTTGTTTGGTTAAAAATTTGGCAATGTTTGGATTGGGAATTTACATTTATGCAGGTGAGGATTTGCCTGATGGATATGTTGCACCTGCACCTGATCCTGCACCTGAAAAACCAAAACCAAAGGTTGAAACAAAGAAAAAAATTAATTCAAAACGTTTTAATGATGCATTACAGGCCATCAAAAATGGTGCATACCATGAGGATGATTTGCGTAAAACGTTTGATTTAACGGTGCCACAGGAAAACACATTGGTTGATTTTCTACAATCACAGATTGATCATGCAAATGAAATTAATAAATCTTTAAAAAAATAGATCATGAACAGTTTATTTAAAATATCAAATGATATGCAATTAATCGTAAATGAATTGATTGCAAATGGCGGTGAATTAACTGATGAATTGCAGGATCAATTGCAAATCACGGAATCACAGATGAAACAAAAGGCATCAGGATATGCACAGGTGATCCGTGCAATGAAATATGATAATGATGTTGTTGATGCGGAAATAAAACGTTTACAGGCCATTAAAAAGGTGCGTAAAAATACAACGGAACGTTTGCAAAACGCATTATCAGATGCAATGCAACAGTTTGAAATGGATGTTATTGAAACACCAACAACAAAAATTTCATTCAGATCATCACAATCTGTTGAAATAACAGATGAAAATGCAATTGATAAACAGTTTAAAACCCAAATTATCACAACAAAAATTGATAAAATGGAAATCAAAAGGGCCATAAAAGGCGGTGCCACAGTTGATGGTGCTGAATTAATTACTAATAAAAATTTACAAATCAAATAAAAACAGAAAAAATGGAATTTAAATTAAATGGTACAGTTGAATTGGTACAAAATGAAAAACAAATATCTGATTCATTCAGGAAACGTGATGTGATCATAAATACAGGCGGTGATTATCCGCAGTTGATACAGATCCAGTTTGTTAATGATATGGTTGATGAATCAGGAATGTTGGTGCAGGGTATGGAAATTGAAATTGATTTTAATTTACGTGGCCGTGCATGGGAAAACCCAAAAACAGGTGATACATTATATTTTAACACGTTACAGGGTTGGAAAATACAAACTGTTGGTGGCATGCCGTTACCAACACCAAATGCACCGCAGGTAAAAGATTTACCAAAACAAAATGTTGAATCTGATGGTGATTTACCATTTTAAAACACAATTATGGCAACAAAAAATAAAATTACACCGATTAAATCAGAACAATTAAAATATTTGGTTGAGGATGTACGTGCAATATGCAATCATTACATCACGGAAAATAATTTATCTGTACATGCATTTGCAAAACAATGTGCGGTGCATCCAAACCAAATGTACATGTTCCTGAATAATGAACGTGGTTTGAATTTAACCACAGTGCAAAAAATTGGGGATCTGATCAACCAGTAATTGCATTTTATACATCACAATTACCCTGTATTTAAAAAAAATATGGGGTAAAAGTGTTTTTTTTCTGTTTTATGCTCGTATATAAATTAAATTTATATATATTTGTATTGTTGCAACGAGGCAACAACATAACAATAATCACATAAAACATTGAAAATGAGCAATTTAACACAAAAAACAGTAAAAAGACAAACACGCAAAATTGGTGTTGCAGGCGGATTCATCAACCAAATGATGGGAAATAACAGTTCAACACCAGTTGTTGGTGAGGGTGCAACAATCCTGATGTATTCAGATCGTTGTGCATATGAAGTAATTGAGGTTTCAAATGATGGTATGCAATGTGTGATCCGTAAAATGGATACAACGTTTGTTGGTACAGGATACGGTGATGAACAATACACGTATCAATCAAATCCTGAAAATTATACAAAAACATTGGAATGGAGTAACAAAAAACAATGTTGGGGTGAAGTTTCATTTTCTGTTGAAATCATAAAAGCATTGGCAAACAAGTATTACAAAAAATACGGTTATGGATCAACGGAATATTTATTGGAGGATCACGGAATTGAATCATACCAACATTTGTATGAGGATCCAAATGCAGATAATTATTACAACCAAATGATGATCATTGATGGTGTAACAAAAAAATACAAAAATTTTGCAAAGGTATCAATTATTTTTGGAATAATGGAACAATACAGAGATCCACATTTTTAAACAACATTTCAGGGGCATGGTAAAACATGCCCTTTTTTTTAATATAAAAATAACAAACATGGTAAAATCAAATCACACAGGCCCAAACATCATTGATCTGCATGATCAGGTGATTGTTACAAAAACAAAACAAATTGGATTGGTTGTTGATTCTGAAATAATAACAGTTGTTTATGTGCAAACCAGTGGAATGCAAAAAACAAAGGTTACAGAATACACCGTTAAATTTGCAGATCAATCAACAGAATGTTTTTTATCACATGAATTGGATCACAATGATGATGAAATTGAATGTGAATGTGATGAATGTGATGGTGATGGAACGGTTGAAATGATGCAGGAATGTGGCCGTGTTGCATCAATGTGTTGCGGTGGATGTTATGTTGATGTTGAATGTGATCAGTGCAATGGCACAGGCACAATTGAAAAACAAATTGATGAAATAATTGAATTATGAATGATATTAATCAACAGGATCAGGCATACCATTACAACAATCAGATCCCAAAAACGTTTGATGAAATGTGTACATACCTGTTATCAAAACCAAATTGCAGTATTCAGGGCGGTTTTTTTACCATACCTGATATGCATGATTTTTGCCACAGAGCAAACAACAGTGTTAATTTGATTGAATACAGTGAACGGATCAACAATGTGATGTGCAGAACAAACAAAGGATCAATGCAGAGGGCATTTGATGCGTATTTAAACGGCCTGATTGATAATGTGGGTGTGATACACAAAAAACCATTTTCACCGCATTAAAACCGTTTTAAATAAAAATTATTGTAAATTTGAAAGGTTATGTTTTATGTGAATGGGGTGCAGGTGGTTGTGATGCCATATAATGCATCCCATTTTCTAATTTATTATATTTGTAAAATGAACAGATCCGAAAAACGAAGTTTAACACGTAAAGCAATAAAGGAAATGAAAAAAGCAAAACCAACAAAGGTAAAAAAAATTGATGATGCATTTGATAAAAAAATTGATGCAATAAAAGAAAAAAGGGCAAAAAAGGTTAAAACAATACCAATGTATAAAAAAATATTGGGTGTGGCATTTTTGCCAGTAATGTTTGTTTTATTCTGTACTGATCGTTTTATACATCTATTTTTACCGCATGCAACACATGCATCATTCAAACTGTATTTAATTGATCCATCCAGTTTAAAATTAACATTTATACGCATTGCAATGGTTGCAGGTATAATATTATTGGTTAATCTGATATTTTAAACGGTATGGCAACAAAGAAAAAAACAACATCAACAAATAAAAAACCTGTTAAACAAAAGGTTAAACGTGTTGCCAAAAAACCAACAAAATCCAACACCATAAAAAAGGGTGCAATGATTGATGCGTTGATTGCATCATTGGGTATTGTATCAACCGCATGTAAAACTGTTGGTATTAATAGATCAACACATTACGATTGGTACAATAATGATCCTGATTATGCGGAACAGGTTGATGATGTTGCGGAACAGGCCCATGATTTTGTTGAATCACAGTTGTACAATCAGATTCAGGATGGCAATACAACGGCAACAATATTTTACATGAAATGCAAAATGCGATCACGTGGATATGTTGAACGGCAGGATGTTAATTTACAAACCAACAGGCCTGATTTATCTGCATTAACAACGGATGAAATACGTGAACACCTAAAAAATGGCAAAAAATAAAACAGATCTGATTGATTTGTACCTGTATTATGAATTGTGCAAACGTGATTTTTGGCAATTTTGCATTTTTTATGATGCAGAATTTTTTGCTGAACGTGAATTTTTACGTGAGGTTGCAGATGCAATGCAGGATATTTCAGATGATAAAATAAAATCATTATCTGTTTCATTACCGCCACGTGCAGGTAAATCATATATCACATCAATTTATTGTGCATGGGTGTTGGGGAATCATCCAACAGAATCAGTAATGCGTAACACGTGTACGGCAACACTGTACACAAAATTTTCATATGATGTACGTGATATTGTTAAATCAGAAAAATTTGCAATCATATTTCCTGATGTTTGTTTATCATCTGATAAAGCAAATTTACAGGGATGGAACACCAACAAATCAAAACAGGTTGGATATTTTGGTGCAGGTGTAGGCGGAACAATCATTGGATTTGGTGCATCAAAGGTGGCAATTACTGATGATCTATACAGGGGAATTGATGATGCATTGAATGATAATATGAATGCACGTGTGATCCAGTGGAAACAGGCAACACATGATTCACGTTTTGAAACAGGATGTAAACGCATTGATATTGGCACACGTTGGGTTGTAAATGATGTAATTGGATACCAAATGGCGGATGGTGCATATGATAAATCCATTATGGTACAGGCATTGGATGAAAATGATGAATCATTTTGCAGTGCGGTTATGAGTACCGCAGAATATTTGGATAAAAGGAAAAAAACTGCAAAGGAAATTTGGTTGGCAGAATATCAACAACAACCAATGGATTTAAAAGGCATGTTATTTGGTGAAATAAACATTGTTGATCCTGATGAATTTAATGAAGTTAAAAACAAAATTGAGGGTTGCATTGGGTATGTTGATGTTTCAGATACAGGAAATGATTACACGGCATGTGCCATTGGGGCCATTGTAGGTGATCAGGTTTACGTTGTTGATTATGTATTTGATAAATCAAACACTGATATTACAATACCAATGGTTGCATCAATGTTGGATAAATGGCAGGCCAATTATTGCCGTGTTGAATCAAACAGTATGGGTGCAATGTTTGCACGTGAATTGCAACGTAATACCAAAACAAGAGTGTTGCAGGTGGCCAATACACAGAATAAAATTACACGGATCATTATGCAATCTGCATTTGTGTTAAATAAATTCAATTTTGTGCGTTATGATATGCCACAATCCATCAGGTTTATTGATAATGTTTTATCATTTAGTAAAGAGGGTAAAAATAAAAATGATGATGCACCTGATTGCATTGCAGGTTTATCAATGTTTATCCAATCACTGTTCAAACATTTACGTTAAAGGCCCTAAATTGTTATATTTGTAACACATAAGGGTTTAAAAAACCATCAGTTTATTAATAGTGAACATGATGTTTTTTATGCAGGTTGGAAAATACCTGCATTTTTTTTTCATTATATTTATAGCATGAAACGCGAAAAATGGTATCCTGTTCATTGGGTTATATTGGGAATGGGCCTGTGTATGATCCTGTTGATGATCCAGTTTAATTATATAATGGATCATTGCAAACCTATTGATCAAAATATTGATGCATCCGTTGTGCAGGATACATTGATTATTGAACAATCACATGAATATTATTTGGATGAATAACATGTGTTTAACATGTGTTAAACATAATTTAACATGATCCAACAAAGGAAATGAAAGGAAAGTAAATGAAAGGAAAACAAATAAACAGATTCATTCAGGCATTTAAACGTTTCCATAAATACATGATGTTTATTGAACAGGAACGGATGAATGCAATGATCAAATCAGGTTGGGGCAAATTTTAATATCCATTATTACTGTTGATCTGCAATAATGCACGTTTTTCATCATCTGATAATTCAATACCTGATTCAATTATTTTCAACACTGCATTTGCACGTTTATCCATTGCATCAGATTGTAATACCTGATCCTTTTGCAGTACGGCAACATGTGAAAAATCTGCACACAATTTCAATCCCTGATCCGTAAGGCCCAATTGATGTGAAAGTGTTGCATATAATTGTTCCGTTTCAGGTATAATTGTATCCTGATAGGTCATACGCATACCCTCAAAAACGTTGGTAAACGTTGCACCTTTTGTTGATGAAAACAAATACTGTGATAAACCATATGCATCAATGATTGCCATTTTATCTGCATCCAGTTCCTCAAATAACATCAATTGTTTTGTTGGATAACTCATTGGAGTCCAATCAACATTTGATTCAGTAATTACAATCTGATCTGCATTACGTTTTATCCAATCCTTTTGTATTTGCCGTTTTTCCGCAGGATCCATTGGTAATGATCCGCCCAAATCAGATTGATTTGATGATAAAATACCAATTGCAGATAAATTTTCGAGTAAAACATTACGTTTTTTGTATTGTGCAATGATGTTTGATAATGGGTACCGCAGGGTTTCAATCCTGTTGCGTGGATTTACCAAATGAATACCATCAGGTGTATTGATGTAAACCATATCATCAATTTCAATGGTTTCAAATTTACGGCCATCATAATAAAATTGATAATTCTGAATCATACCGCCTGTTTCCATTTGATCCAAATAACGGCCTGATAATTTTAATTTAACTTTTGATGATGGCAATGGCACAATTAAATTACGTATATCAAATGAACGTTTTGGGCAATATGCAAATGCATTGGCAAACAAACCATCATTAACAGACAATGAATAAATAACATCCGCCCATGATTGTGTTGGGTTTGGTTTACTAATTAGATCATGCACCCATTGATGATCAGTAACAATTTCACCATCTGTATTTTTTAAAACTGGTAAACCTGATGCCATCATTGATGCACGTTTATCAATTACAGTGCGTAATTCAGGCACCTGCAAATACAGTTCAAATGGTTTATTTGTATCTACCCAAACCGCATCTTTTACACCGTAATAACTTTGTTTTGTATTGTTTAAATACTGCATGAATTTATCAGTGTTTTGGTTAGACCATCCAAATATTGAAGTCCAAAAATCATTTGCCATGTCATTTTTTTTTAAGATATTTGAACAAATTTAACTAATTTTGTTATATAAATTTGCATAATTATGGAAAAACCATTTTCAACGTACAACATAAAACAAGCGAAAACGCAAATAAAAGATATTGATTTATCTGCACGTGAGGTGGCAATTTATTTATCTGTTTTTGATACAATTGATTCAGATAATGATTTGATCCGAAAGGGTGCATTTAAAAAATCTTTGAATGATAGGGGTGTAAATTCAGGATCCAACAGGCAAATTGCATTTTTAAGGCATCACGATTGGGAACATCAAATTGGTAAATTCACAACATTACAAGAGGATGAAACAGGTTTATTTGCGGTTGGTAAATTGGGTACATCCACAAAAGGTGATGATGCATTGCGTGATTATCAGGATGGCATAATTACGGAACACAGTATTGGTTTTCAGTACATTGCAGATAAAACAAATTATATTGAAGTTGAAACAAAGGATGCGGATGATACTGATGAATCAACAGGATATTTTGAAATTAAGGAATTAAAATTGTGGGAAGGATCCGCAGTAACATTTGGTGCAAACCAATATGCAAACACAATTGATGTATTTAAAACAATACAGGAAAAACAAACAATACAAAAATCATTAACTGATCAAATGAATATCATTGTGAAAGCCATCACCAGTGGCAAAGGTACAGATGAACGTTTATATGATTTGGAAATGAAATTAAAATATTTAAATGCACGTTTAATTGATGTTGCAAACACCGATCCGTTCAACAAAGAACAATTGGCCGTTAAACAAACACCGATTATTCAAACATTTAATTGGAGTGGATTTGATGATTATTTTCACACCAAACAAACGTTTAATGATTACCCACAACAGGCGGTTGATAATGCCAAAAAAGGGATTGAATTAAACAGTGCAGTTGGTAACAAATGTGCAACCAATGTTGGAAAACAAAGGGCCACAGATATTGTGGCAAAACGTGGTTTTTCATTGGATGTATTAAAACGTGTTTATGCTTATTTAAGCAGGGCAAAAACATATTATGATGCCAATGATACAAAAGCATGTGGCACAATTTCATATTTATTATGGGGCGGTGAGGCAATGCGTGTATGGAGTGAAAACAAATTAAATGATCTGAAATAAAAATAAATTATTAATATTTAAAAATTAAACAAATGGAAAATACACCATTAACACCTGAA